ACAGCAAATATTACTACAGCTAACATAACTTCTTTATCATTTACAACTGCAACAGGCTCTACTGCAACTTTAACAACAGCTAATATTACAACTGCAAATGTTACTACTGCAAATGTTACTTCTTTAACTTATACAAATGCTACAGGGACTACAGAAAACGTAACCACTGCAAACATTGCAACAGCCAATGTGACAACTTTAAAATTTAATAATGCTACAGGTATTTATGATAATAACTCTAACCCAGAATTAATATTTACTGTTGCAGCATCTGCTACTAATTATATGACTATAGCTAATGCTTCAACAGGTTCTAATCCTACTTTAACAGCAACTGGATCAGACACTAATATTGGTATTAATTTTATTCCTAAAGGTTTAGGTAAAGTTACTTTTGCAGGCACTGGTAAAATTCAAGCAACAGCTGAATTAGTAAATGTTTTTGCAACAGCTGCTACAGGAACAGTTAATTATTATGTTAGTAACCAAGCAGTATTACTTTATACAACTTCGGCTACTGCTAACTGGGCTTTTAATATCGCTGGAAATTCTACAACTACATTAAATAATTTTTTAAATACAAATGAATCTATAACTATGGCTGCTTTAATAACTCAAGGTTCAACAGCTTATTATGCAACAGCAGTTCAAGTAGATGGAACAACTACAGGTGTTACTACTAAATGGCAAGGTGGATCAGCTCCAACTGCAGGTAATGCTAGTGGTATTGATACATATAGTTTTAGCGTTATAAAAACAGCAGCAACAACTTATACGGTTTTAGCAAGTTTAACACAATTTAAATAATAAATTATATAATGCCTATTATTTCTTCTCGTGGCGCTATTTCGGCAAAAGGTCTTGGATTTACTTCATTTGTACCTATTTATCTTGATTATTTAATAGTAGCAGGTGGTGGTGGAGCTGGAGGTACAACTGCAGGTGGAGGTGGTGCAGGTGGTTATCGTACTTCATATCCTGGAGGAACGGGTATTAAATTAGTACCTGGATCTTATCCAATAACAATTGGAGGTGGTGGGGCTGGTGGAGGACTTAACGCTACTGGTTGTTCAGGAACTCCTTCAAACTATTCAACAATTACGTCAACAGGCGGAGGTAGTACAACTACTCCTGGAGGATCAGGTGGAGGAGCTGGAGTTTTTAGTTGTGGAGCCGTATCAGCAGGTTCAGGAAATTCTCCTCCAACAACACCATCTCAAGGAAACCCAGGAGGAGCAGGTACACCTGGTGTAGCTACAGGCGTTGGAGGAGGTGGTGGTGCAGGAGCTACAGGAAATAGTTCTTCTGGAAGAACATCAGGATCAGGAGGAACAGGTTCTACATCTTCAATTACAGGATCTCCAATTACATTAGCAGGTGGAGGAGGTGGATCTGGTTGCCAACGTAGTAATAACCCAGGAGGACCTGTTACTGCTGGAGCAGGTGGAGCAGGAGGAGGTGCACCAGGTAGTAATACGACTTGTGGACCATCAGGAACAGTTAATACAGGTGGCGGAGGAGGAGGTGGTGGAGGTCAAACAATAGGTGGTACAGGATTTACATATAATGGGGGAGCAGGTGGATCTGGTATAGCTATTATTAGAGCACCAGGACCAGTAGGTCCACGTATATCAGTTTCTCCTGGTACAAACACTAAAACAACAAGTCCAGCTCCAGATGGATCAGCTACAATATTAACTTTTACAGTTAGTGGAACTTTAACAATAACATAGTATGGGACATTTTGCAGAAATTGATGAAAAAAATAAAGTATTACGAGTATTAGTTGCTTGTAATCAAGACATTGCTAATAATGGTGGAGAATTATCAGAACAAGCTGCAAATTATTTTGCAACTATATGTCCATTATCTATTAATGGTGTAAAATGGATTCAAACTTCTTATAACAACAATTTTAGAAAACAATACGCTGGAATTGATTTTATTTATGATTCAATAAAAGATAAATTTATAGCACCACAACCATACCCTTCTTGGTCTTTAGATTCTAATGATGATTGGCAACCTCCTGTTCCATATCCAAGTGATAATAAACAATATGTATGGAACGAAACAACTAAATCTTGGGATTTAAGTACTTAACTATTTAACTATTAATTCTTTAAGTCGAGCTCTTAATTTACCTATAATATTAGAATATTCTTCATTAATTTTAATTAATGTTTCAATATGTAATTGGTGTTTTTCAATTCTTTCTAAAAGTTCTTTATTAAGTTCTACTTCAGATTTTTTAACCATTTTTTCCATTTGAAGCTGTTCTTCTAATTGTTTTATTCTATCTTCCATTATTTTTTAAACCAAGCGGGAAGACCTAAATGAGGTCTTCTATCAAATAAATTTTCTTTAGATCCTTCTGTTTCAATATTATTATAATGAAGAAAAACTTGTGCACAATTTTCTCCATTAAAAGGTTCTCTCCAATGTTCTAATAAATTACCTTTATAAATTAACATATCACCAGGTTTTAAATCAACTTTAATTTCTTTAGAAGAATTTGATTTTATTAATTTTTCTGTAGTATTTAAATAAATAGGCCAAGGATCACCTCCTAAATTTAATGTTATAGATATTTCACATGAAAATCTATCTTTATGACGTTTTAAAATATCTCCTTTTTTATAAATCCTTGCATAAGAATAATTTGGAGTTAATTTTAATCCCGTTGCTTTTTGCATTAAAGGGTGAATTTTAACTAATAAAGTTTCCATAGCAATATCTGCATAATGAGAATAAGTGTTGGGAACTTGTTCGTCAGTCCATACACCAAAGTATTCAGTAAAAGGAGAAATATAACGAGAATCAAATAAAGTTTTAGCTACTTGTCTTTTTAATAAAAAATATTTATAAATGTAATCAGACATTTCTGCTGATAAAACTTCTTTTATAATTATATATTTATTTTTTTTAAAACTCATAATTTTGCAGCGTTTAATATCATTTTTCTAACAGCTTGTAAATTAAAGTGAATAAATCTAAAAGGTTCTATACCAAGATCAACAGTAAATTGATGTTCTAAAAATGAAGGAAATAATATTAAAGTTCCAGGTTGAGGTTTATAATTTATAGATTGAGTTCCAAAAGTTATTTCAGATTCATTTTTTAAAGGAAGTTGAGTTACACATTTGCCAAGTCTTGGATCATGAAATATTGGAAAAGAAGTTTTGTCTGAACATTTTAAAAAATAAAAACCAGATATATGATTATCGTAATGTATATGACCTTCATGATGACCACCTCCATTTTTAGAAAATTCTTGAACCCAAAACTCTGTCCAATGAATTTGATAATCAGTTAAATTATAACCCATATGATTTAAAATATTAAAAGAAGATTTACTTACATAATCTTGAAGTTCTTTAAATTGAGGTAAATTTATTAAACAACTTGAATGATGAGTCATACCTAAATCTCCTATATTTTTTTTATATTCTTTATTTCTTTTTTTAATATTTTCTTTATTATTATTTTTAGCTTCTTTAATAAAAGGTTCAGTTGCTTTAATTAAAGAATCTACCCATTCAGGAATAACGGTTACATAAATAGGAGTAATAAAATAACCTGTAAAATCTAAATTCATCGGTAAGGATATCCTAAATTCCAAATTACCAAAGAATATCTTGTTCCTTTTTTCACAGGACATACTCTATGCCACACAAAACTAGGAAATACAACTAAAGATCCTCTTGGTAAAATTTCTTTACATTTTTTTATATTAAATTTTTTTCCTTTTTCTAAATTATTAAAATTAAATTCTAATTCTCCTCCTTGATATTCAGACGGGTCAGATAAAGAACAAGTTACAGATAATTTTCTAATCTTTCCGTGAGTATTTAAATCATTTGGATGATTATAAGGAACTTCCCAAGAATCACAATGCCAACCATAATATTGTCCTGGTGAATATTTTGTAAATTGGCATGATTCTGAAAAATCCCAATCAAAATTCCAACCTGCTTGTTTATTAGCTTTATGAATATAAGGTTGTATTTCTTTATAAATCCAAGGTTCATTAAGCCATGTAATTTTTGAATCTCTTTTCTTTTTTAAATTTTTTATTTCTTTTTGTGTTAAAGGATTTTTTTTAAAATCTCTATTTTCTTCTAATCCCCCTGTTAAAGCTAATTGTTCTTGATGTTTTTTTCCGTATTGTAATAATTCATCACAAAATCTTGTAGTTAAAACACCTGTAAAATAATAATAATGATTAAATAAATTCATATCTCTTTTTTATAATACTAACAAAAAAATAGCTTTTTACAACTTTTTCGTATAATAATAAGTTATGCCAGTAACTAAATTACAGTTCCCAAAACCAGGTATTAACCAACAAGATTCTGCATACGGTGCACAAGGTGGTTGGATTTCATCTGACAATGTCAGATTTCGTTATGGCGTACCAGAAAAAATAGGTGGCTGGCAAC